GACTTGTTAGTTGTGAATACGTATCCCGTATTACCCATTCGCTCTTGAAGTTCTTCGGCAAGAACCTCGCCCGCCTTTTTATAGATTTCCATTTCATTGCCAGGCTGATCTGTTCGGAAGGAGCCTAATCTGCGCAACCTTTGGTATTCCGAGCGAACGAGTTTGTCTATGTCAATGAAAAATGCCCACTGCTTGGAATACTTTTTTGACCAAAGCTCAAAGCGAGGCTCGCATTTAGTGTGGACACGATGTTTACTTGCAAATGGCTTAAAGGCGTAGAACCGCCTGTCCGCATAATAATGAATTTTTCTTTTACCCTTAGCTGGATAAGATATCCCAACAGGACTGCCGTCGGGCAATACAAATGCGTACTTAGTGTAATCTAATTGAGGATCTGCACGCCTACTTGGGAAATCGGGCCAGCTGGAAATATTACAAAAGCTTTCCAACTGGCCAAGTTCAGCTGCGGTCGAATACATTAAGTTACCTATTTACATTTAATATAAGTATTATTGACTATTACTAAAGTTCCAATTTGCTTTTATTACATCTGAGTTGGCGACATCATCCGCCTTAAATTTTGGAGGACTTTCCCTCTTATTTCTTCGTATCATACCTTTTAAGATGGCCATTTTCCTGTGAATGATTTGATCATTTTCAAGATCACTCACAGAAATTGACATAACTGGTATTCCGACTTTTTCACAATGCTCCAGTTCACCAGCAACTCCCTTGCTGACATCCCAATCTGGTATTTCCAAAAGGATAAGAGCTGAACATCGATCTAAAATAGGAAGATCAATTTTTTCCCAAAAAGACCAGGAATGATCGACTGAATAGTTAGGGTCCAAATCCCATAAACCATCATATGCAATAGGAACAAAAGCTGAGTATCCTAGCCTTGTTAGAGTTTTTGCTGCTTTTACAGCAACATCATATCTCTTTCGCCTAACTTCTACATCAGGATGAGAGTATGGGCTTGCCACATAATACACAAACCAGTCTTCAGTAGATTTTAAGTTTTCACTCATGTTACACCATGTTTCCACTTTAAGAACTCAATCGCATTGCGTATGTTCCATTGTCTATCATTCATGCTTTTTACGCATAAATTTAAAAAATCGACTTTCGTTTGAACAACTGCAATCTTTTCCAGAAAATTGACCACTTCATTGTCGGTGTCCACAAAAGCGTCCACCTCGGACTTTACCAGTCGACGAGCAAAAACAGGAATTCCTTTTTCAATTAGCTCCTCTGGTGGTATTTCGCCCAGAAAATAGTCCCTCTTCCAGCGTTTAAGTTGATTGAGGTCTAACGTTAATTTAGTTAGGATCGCCTTTTCTCGGCAAAATAAATTGAAGTACTTTCCTTGAAGCATGGGAATGTTGAGCGATTCATGGGAAAGATTCTCAGAATCAATCTTCGAGTCCGTCGCCCACATTTCCACAATTTCATCATACTTCATAAACTTTACCGGATTAATTTAATCCACACTTTTCAGTGAAGCACAAAACAGATCGTGTGGTGTATTACTTTTTGAAAATTAACGAACTGCTTTTGGATAGTAATAATCGTATGCAAATGAAACGTTAAAAGACATAAATCCGACGCCACTTTCATCGGTTCGAAAAAGCAGCCCATCCATTGATATTGGATGTAAATTTGTAAATACAAGCTCTAAATATTTGATATGATTGGCATCGCTAATTGTTAAAGTGCCAGTTGATTTGGCGTTTTTATACCCTTTCGCTCCGTCCAATTGCTTAGTTCTGAATAATTGCTTTCCGTTGAGCGTTTTTGATTGGTCGTTAATTAATTCAGTAAATTGTTGAAACGTTTCACTTCTTCCAATTCCAGTCAACCATTTGTACATTTCAAACCAGCTTTCCATTCCCTCATCTGCTTTAAGAGAAATTACTAAATCCTGAAATGAAATTGCATCACCGATGTGCTTAATATTTGAAAATGTAGTTCCGGTTTGTGGCGGCGAGGTGCTAATTCCCGGTAAATTAACACTTTGCACAAACAAAGGCAGAGTATTTAACTTTTCTATTCGAAAGTCAAAATGGAGTTCACTTTGAAAGTTTAATTGCTTCATATCAATCTATTTAGCACACAGTAAATGTCCTAGAACATTACAGTCGAATTAAACTCTTTGTATGTCAGAAAATCTATCGATTGAGAAAATAGACGAAGTGCGTATTAGAGTTGGATGCTCATCGATAAAGATGCGCCAGGAGTTAAAGGAGGCGTTCTCATATTTTGTTCCTAATTACCGACACATGCCTAAGTATAAATTTGGAATTTGGGATGGGAGAATTTCCCTATATGATTTGCGAAATAGTACTACTTACTTAGGTCTTATATCTAAAATACTTGAATTTGCCGAAAAACGAGGAATCACAGTTAATATTAACGAAGGAGACTTTACACCTGAGACTGATAATAACTTCAAACATGCAATTGAAACTTTACAGACGAAATATACTCTTCGAGATTATCAAAAAGAAGTAGTGCAAATTGCGTCGAATGTAGATAAAGCAATTTTTTTATCAGCTACAGGGAGCGGAAAAAGCCTTTCCATATACTCTCTAATACGCCTTATTGATAGACCAACGCTGCTTATTGTTCCATCTATACAGCTGGTCGGTCAAATGTATGGCGATTTTACAGATTACTCATCGGAAGATTCCGACTTTATCGTAGAGGATAAAGTGCAACAAATTCATGGCGGGCAGAGTAAAGAGGTGTCAAAGCAGGTAGTTATATCAACTTGGCAATCTATCTATAAACTCCCACCAGAATACTTTTCCCAATTTGAATTAGTTATAGCGGATGAGTGTCATGAGGATAAATCAGACAAATTAAGGCAACTTATTGAAAAATGCAAAATGTCAAAATATCGGTACGGATTTACCGGAACACTCGATGGAACCTTAACAAATGAGATGATTTTGCGGGGACTTTTCGGAGACGTTTATCAAATTAGTCGAACATCAGATTTGATGGACAAGGGAGTTCTTGCAGAGCTGAAATTAAAACAAGTCATTCTTCAATATTCCGAAGAAGACAAAAAGCAAAATGCTAGAAAGTTATATGAGGACGAGGTTGACTACATCCTAACAAATCAAAAGCGGATGAACTTTATTACTAAATTATCTTTGAAGTGTTCGGGAAATACCCTACTTCTTTTTCAAAGAGTCGAAAAGCACGGAAAAAAAATATTTGAACAATTGTGCAGCGAAAATGAAACATTGGGATCGCCGAAGCAAATATTCTTTGTACATGGAAAGGTGGAGAAGGAAGAGAGGCTCCGAATAGTGAATGTGGCGGAATCGAGCGACAATGTAATAATAGTAGCGTCACTTGGAACATTTTCCAGGGGAATAAATATAAAAAATTTAGAAAACTTAATTTTTGCGTTTGGGTTAAAAGCAAAGATTACTACGCTGCAAGGGATCGGAAGAGGGTTAAGAATAGGCCGCTCAGATAAAGTCACAGTGTTTGACATTTGCGATGATTTATCTTGGAAGTCATGGATTAACTATTCCCTTAGACACGCAATGGAAAGGATGAAGATATATCAAGGTGAAAAATTTAATTACAGCATGGTAAAGGTGAAATTGTAATGTCACGAGTTGGCTATTTGACGTCTACATTTACATTCCTTGACTATTATTGCAGTGGAGGCGAGGGGATAGTAACGGAGCAAATTGAAAGGGAATTAAATCGATTGGGATGGAAAAAAAGGTTATGTTAATTAAAAAGATCGGTAAGGTAAAAGTCAAGGCCAAAAGAAAAACTGGAAAAGATCGACACTATATTGACGATGCTAAATTTCATAAAGCTTTATCGGACTATCAAGTATCAGTTCAAGCTGCGGCCGATGAGGGGCTCCCTAAGCCTACGGTTCCTGATTATATAGCCAAAAGTTTAATGACACTAGCAAGAAAGGTAGCCCGTAAACCTGGATTTTCAAGATATCCATTTATTGAGGATATGATTGGCGATGCTATTTTATGCTGTTTCAAAAATATTCATAATTTTAATCCTAAGCATCCGACTGCATTTCCGTACTTTACTCAAATAGTTCATTACTCATTTATTCAAAAAATATTAAAAGAGCACACAGCACTGTACAGAAAATTTCGTGCCGTTATAGAAAAGCAGAAAGAAATGTGCGGGGACGCCAACGCTGAAAGTCTTCAAATATATGGAACTCGTTACAGCGACCTTCAAATGAGAGAGTTTTGCGAAAAGTTTGAAAGGCGACTTGAAGAAAAGCGAGCAAAAAGTAGACAAAGAAAAAAGGCAGCAGCCACAAAAATACCATTTGATGAAGATGCAAGTGAGATCGGAGATTTCGATGGACCTGATCTGGATTAAATATGAAAATTGCCATTTTAGCAGATACACATGCTGGAGTTAGAAACAACTCTAAAGTTTTTTTAGAGCATCAACTGGCATTTTTCCAAAAAATATTTTTCCCGTATTGCCAAAGCAAAAACATAAAACATCTAGTGCATTTAGGAGATGTCTTTGATCGGAGGAAGGAAACTAACAACTACGTGCTGCACGAGTGGGATGAAAGAGTTTTTTCAGCTTGGAATGACGCATTTGAAAGCTGCCATATATTGATTGGAAATCACGACACATATTTTAAGAATACAAACTCAGTTAACACTCCAGAGAGGTTTTTTGAAACCAGATATGACAGCTTTCGCTTTCATGTAAATCCCCACGAAGACGATCTATTTGGGGTTAAGACGCTATTTTTACCCTGGATATGTGAAGATAACGAAGAGAGGGCAAGGCAACTTCTTGAAAATTCAGATGCAAGTTTAGTGCTAGGGCATTTAGAAATCATCGGCTCGCCCATGTTTCGAGGGATCGAAAACATCGACAAAGGATTCGAAGCGAGCGTATTTAATAAATTTAAAAAGGTGTTGTCGGGGCACTTTCACATTAAGAGTAATCAGAAAAATATTCACTATCTTGGCTCGCCCTATGCCACTATGTGGTCCGAGGCACTAGATAATAAGGGCTTCCATATACTCGACACGAAGACTCTAAAACTTTCTTTTGTGGAAAATCCCCACAATCCATTTGTTCACATTGAATATGATGGAGAATCAAACATTGACCTCCCCGAGTTGTCGAATAAGATAGTAAGAATTCTAGTAAAAAGTAAAACAAGCGACACCTCATTTTTAGAGTTTCTGGAGATGGTAGAAGGCCAATCTCCAGCTGAGGTAAATGTTACCGAGCAGCAAGTTATTAACGAATTGAGACCAGATACTGATGAGAATATGGACATTTTTTCGTTAATGGACGTATACGTAGATTCATTACAATTTGAAAGCTCAAAAGAAGAATTGAAAAAGACATTAAGAAGTGTTTACCATGAAGCTGTAAATTTACACGATATAAACGAATGATTTGCTTTAAAAGAATCACATACAAAAATATATTATCAGTAGGGCAAGCTCCGTTAAGCATGGATCTGTCTTCTCATCGGCTCACTGCACTTCATGGGCCATCGGGCTCAGGTAAAAGCTTATTTTTAGACGCCCTATCATTTGCTTTATTTGGTCGAGCGTTTCGTGATATTAATAAGACCGATCTAATCAATACCCTTAACGGAAAAGGACTTTTAGTAGAAGTCTGGTTCTCTTTAGCCGGCAGCGAATACAAAATTACACGAGGACTAAAGCCAAATATTTTTCAAATAGAAATAAACGGAGAGGCGGTTAATCAGGAGTCTCATGCTAAAGATCAGCAAAAGTACTTAGAAGATCAAATTCTTAAAATGAACTGGAAAATGTTCACTCACGTTGTAATGTTAGGAGCTGCTAATTACACACCATTCATGCGCCTAAAACCCAGCGAGAGAAAAAAGATGGTTGAGAATATCTTAGGAATAGATGTTTTTTCAACAATGAATGCTATCTTGAAATCTAAGATATCTGACGAAACCTTGCGGTATAAAAGCTCAGTTGAAAAAAGAGATACGTTAGATCAACAAATTGCGTATTTGACGGAACAGCAAAGTGTATTTGAAGCTAAAAGGAAAAGCGAAATCCTTGAACTCACCTCGAAATTGAAAAGTATTGCGGATAAGAAAAAAAGTTTGGATTTGAGTATCTTAGAAAAAAAGCAAGAAATTGAAATTGAAATCCAGTCATTTTCCCCCAAAATTGAAATCGAACCTTTTACCGAAACGTTTGATTCAAAGTTTACTGAGGTATTTGATGAAGCATTTAACGAGATCTTCACAGAGGAGTTCAATGAAGTAGACGAATCCATTTTCGACACATCACATCTATCCGCTCAGCTGGCGACAAAAAAGGCAGAGCTGCACCTATTGGCTGACAAAATCAAAGAGCAGAGCAAGCAGTTAGACTTTTATAAAAAGCACGATAGCTGCCCAACGTGTAGCCAGAGCATAGATTCAAAATTCAAGCAGAAGACATGCGCCGAACTGTCCGATAAAATGATAGGCGAAAGGCAAAGTGGAATTTCTTTGAAAAAAGAATGCGACGCACTGTCTGTTGAAATTGAAAAAGTAAATGAAGATAGGGTCAAATATAATAAAGAGCGTGTCGACTTTCAATCTCGAAGAGGTCAATTTGAGGAAAGAAAGAGACAGTATGAATTAAGAAGGGGAAAGTTTGAGGAGAGGAGAAGACAGTTTGAAACATCACTCAGGGCATTTGAAAAAAGACGCAGGGAACATGAGGAAAAAGTCAGAAATGCCGAATCGCTCATCGAAATAAAGCGAGAAGAATTCCAAAAGAAAATAGATAGCATGAGGCAAAGCCTAGAAGAGTTAAAAGTTTCTCATGCCTCTATAGTAACTGAAGCGAAAATGATTAAGGATGCAATTGATGACAAGAAAAGCAAGCCATTGGTAGATAATAGTCAGGAAATAAGTCGCATAACTAAACAAGTAAGTCAATATGGCGAGGAGATAAACAAATCCGCAGCACAGTTAAAACTTCTCCGAGAGGTACAATTAATCATTAAAGACGATGGCATTAAGTCAGAAATTCTTAAGAGATATGTCCCCACGTTAAATAAGTATATCAACAAGTATCTGAATAAAATGGGGCTCTTTGTTTCCTTTGAGTTAGATCAGGAATTCAACGACACTATTAAATCACGACATCGAGATATTCTTTCTTACTCAAATTACTCCGAGGGCGAGCGCCAAAGATTGGATTTGGCTGTGCTACTAGCCTGGCGACACTTAGCCCAAGCGCAATCTGCCGTTAATACGAACCTTTTAATATTGGACGAGGTATTGGATTCATATCTCGACCACACCACAACGGAGAATATTCTTAATCTTCTTAAAGGGGATGACTTCAGAACGTTTAACATTATCATTATATCGCATAAAGAGGGAATCTCAGATAACTTTGACGTTACTCTACAGTTTCAGAAAAAAAATAATTTCACATCTCTCATTTCTTAATAGGGAATACACTAGTCGTAACATCTCGTGTAATAATGGTCAAATAATTTGACTTACATTGTGGATTGCTTATGAAACTGTCCGAAACCACCCTATCCGTTCTTAATAACTTTAAGAATCTAAATGATTCACTCCTCTTTTACCCCGGCAACGAGATAAAAAGCCTATCAACCGACAAATCGGTTTATATGACAGCTACAATACAGGACGAGATTCCCCAAAAATTTGCTATCTTTAGCGTCAGGGAATTTTTACAAGTTCTTACGGTTGTTAAAGATGCTGATATAGATTTCAAAGAAGATCACATGTTCATATCAAATGGGCACAATTCGGTTGTGTTTAGATATGCAAATGAGGCTATTGTCGACGATGTATATCAAAAAAAGATCGTTTTAGGAGATTCGGCATTTGATGTAAATCTTCCGGTATCTGAAATCAAGAACATGTTTAAAATGGCCGGCTACTTAGGAATATATGATGTCAACGTTCAGTCGGGCGATCAGGGCAGACTGGTTTTACATGACAAAAAAGCATCACACAATCACAGTTTCACAATTAACCTAGAAACTCCAATAGAGTCGAATGGTGTGTCATTTAACATATCCATGTTATCAATGCTAGATATCGGATACAAATTATCTTACTTCCCAGCAAAGAATATGGTTCGATTTTCTGGAATTGAATTTCCGGTAAACTATCATGTCAGCTGTCAATCTTAAATAGCTATGGCAAAAGAGCATATAATTTGGGCTGAAAAGTACAGACCTGGAAGAATCCAGGATTGCATACTACCCTCGTATGTAAAAAATCTTATGCAAACTGTACTGGAAACTGGGGAAGTTCCTAATTTAATGCTTATTGGAAGTTCGGGTTTGGGTAAAACCACCTTGGCAAAGAGCGTATGCGGTGAATTGGACTTAGATTTTCTGCTACTTAATGCCTCAATAGGAGGAAGTGAATCCGGAATAGATGCACTAAGAAATAACATCCAGAAATTTGCGTCGACGCAATCCATATTATCCAATAAAAGAAAAATAATTATCTTTGACGAGGCGGACAATCTATCGCTGCATGTTCAGCCAGCCCTTAGAAATTTTATGGAGGAGTACGCACATCTTTGCGGATTTATATTAACTTGCAATTATCCTAGTAAAATTATTGAAGCACTACACTCTCGCTGTACTAAAATTGACTTTAACAATTTAGTGCAAGACGAGAGAAAAGAACTCATGAAGGAAACTTTTATAAGACTTCAGAGCATTCTCACTAAAGAAAGTGTTCAATTTAACAAGGAAGTTCTAGTGGCCATTATTAAAGAGCACTTCCCTGATATCAGACATATCCTAAACCTATTGCAAGGATATGCTAAGGCATACGGAGAAATCAACGAAGGCGTCCTATCTGTCTATAGAGATTCTAATTTTGATGAATTAATTTTTCTGCTAAAAGATAAAAGCTGGACGGCAGTACGAAACTGGGTATTCTCACAAACAACTATTCGCCCGGAAATTTACTCTAAGCTATATAAGGCATTAGAAACGAAAGTTGAGAATAAAAGTAAACCTGCTCTAGTTATTATTATTAACGATCATCAGGACAAATCCATTCGAGTTATTGATAAAGGAATATGCTTATTATCGGCATTAACTGAAATAATGAGCAATTGTGAATTTGCATGAGCGGCAAGTCGGATAATGAAAAAAAAATTTCCCCGTTTGATTATTCGAAATCAATATTAAACGGTTCATGCCAAATAGAAATGGGCGAGTCGTATGTCCCCTACCTAGTCAATAGGGCAGTCGCTCACCATAGAGACTGCATTTACATTTGCCAGTTAATAAATGAATTTCAGGTAGATCCGGAGCACCATTATTCATTTTTGTTCTATGAAATCCATAAGTACAGAAGAAGCTTTGAAAAATGGGTATCCTCAAAAAATGCAACCGAAAACGTCGAAGATATACAGATTATCTCTAAATACTATGGGTGTTCTGTAGAAATTGCTAGGGAGTATTTAAAATTACACTCCAAAGCCGAAATATCTGAGATAAAAACGCTCTATGGTGGCGAGGAATCGGGAAAGATTAAAACAGCTGATAAAGGTGAATCTTAAACAGCCAGATTCATTTGACAGAATAAAAGACCTGTTGCGTCGAGTCGGAATTAACCCAAAAAACACTACCAATCTTTTTCAAACTTGCCACATTCTTAGAGACGGAAATGAATTTTACATATGCCACTTTAAAGAACTATTTTGGATTGACGGGAAGAGTAATAACATGACGGTTTTAGATGTTGAGCGCCGTAACCGAATTATATCATTACTAGTTAGAAAAAATCTAATTGATGTTGATTTATCCAATCTTCCGTTCACTTTGAAAGCCGCTAGAAGCATTTTTATAGTACCTTTTGCAGAGATAAATAACTGGAAATTGCACTCTAAATATAAATTTAGAAAGGCTAGGAGAATATCACCTAAACATGGAACCATCAACTAAAGCTTTAGACATTATTAAATTTTTTGAAGCTAGTAACGTCGTGAGACTGCGTGCATATCTTTGCTCAGCCGCTGTGCCAACGATTGGATGGGGAACTACATTATATCCAAGCGGTAAAAGAGTTAAGATAGGTGATGTGATTACCCCAGAGGAAGCTGAAGAATATTTGATTAATGATATACAGATTGCAATACATACAATTCGAAAAGAAGTAAAAGTCAAGCTAACTCAATCGATGTTTGACGCTTTAGTAAGCTTTATATACAACATAGGAACTGGCGCATTTAGGAAGTCAACGTTACTAAGATTATTAAATGATGAAAAATATACATTAGCATCACAGCAATTTGCTCGATGGAATCGTGTAAATGGAGTGCCGGTATCTGGACTTTCAAGAAGAAGAAAGGCAGAAAAAGAGCTGTTTAATGAAGGAATCGTTGAACTTAAAGCGGAGTCTACCAAATCGCTCAATGTTAAATCGGAAGACGAATCGCCACAAACTCCAAATGTAGTTGAGGTTAAAAGAAGTTCACACGGTCCTAAAAAAAAGAAAAGGTAATGTGAGTTAGCGCCCCATTCTTTGTATTCTAAAGACACCAAACGCTGCCGGTGTCTTTATGAGCGAATTCTATACTTACGTTTACTCTGACGATCATTCCATTTATTATAAAGGATATGCAGATAACAAGCGTGTTAAGCTAGAGATAAAAGATTATAAACCCAGTCTTTTTGTACCTACCACAGAGCAGACCAAATACCAAACAATCTACGGAAATCCCGTAAAAAAGCTCACATTTAATTCGATAAAAGAAGCGAGAGAATTCACCTTCTCAAATAGAGGAATTGAATACGATTACATATTTGGCAACACCAGGTATAACATTACTTGGATATCCGACACGTTTAAAGGCGACATCGAATTCAACATGAACCTTATTCGCAAGGTTACTGTGGATATTGAGGTTGATAGTTCTAATGGATTTTCTAACCCAGCAGACCCATTTGCCCCCATTATTACAATCACGATGAAGTATCGTGATAAGTACTATGTATTTGGAACAAAGCCATATCGGTCAACCCGACCGGACGTCAAGTACATTAAAAGAGAAGACGAAGCTTCAATGCTACTCGCATTTATTGAGTTTTGGCAAAGAATAGATTTTGACATTTTATTTGGATGGAATACGGACCAGTATGACATACCTTATATAATCAATCGCATTGAGCGAGTTCTACCAAAAGGAACCTCAAAAAAACTTTCCCCTTGGGGAATTATTAGAAATACGATGGTTAATTTTCGTGGCCGTCAAATTGCTACATACGATATAGTAGGGATAGTTTCACTTGATTATATCGACCTATATCGCCGATATATGCCAAAGGCAGAAAGTGATGCTTTAAAATTCGTAGCCGAATTGGAACTAGGTGAGACTAAAGTCGAATATGATGGGACGCTGCATGAACTCTATGCGAAAGATTATAATAAGTTCATAGAGTATAACGTACAGGACGTGGCTCTTGTTGAAAAGTTGGATGAAAAGCTAAAATTGGCCGACGTTGTTATTACGACCGCATTTGACTCAAAGTGTAATTTTTCTGACGTTCAGCAGCAAGTTAGAATGTGGGATGCAATTTCTTTTAATGAGCTAAAAAAGAGAAATATAGCAGTACCCCCGATTAAACCAAAAGATAAAAATGAACAATATGAGGGGGCTTTCGTATTACCCGCAAAAGTAGGTAAACATAAATGGGTAATTAGCTTCGACTTCGCATCACTATACCCATCTCTAATTATTGAGCAC